GACCTTTGGGAAATATTCTCATAGTAAATCTCCTACTATTATTTACTACTCTTGATAAAAAATTTAAACCTATATAAAGTGTAAGGAGACATAAATGAGTCAGATATTTTTTGACAAGAATAGAGGCGATATTGTTGAGACCCTTGAGAATGGTGTCTATGGCGGTACGAAGGTTGTGAGTGGTTCTCATTGGGACGGGCCAATCATTGCACAAAACTTAAATTGCTTATGCACAGATAATACAGTTGCTGGGGATGTGCTTGCGGTTGATACTCAAATGACTACATCTGCCTTAGACTTAGACTCGATTAGAAGCTACTTTTCTATAGAGGTGTCTGCGCTCCCTTCTTCTGTTCAAGACGAATTGACGGCCACTGGAAGGGGTCACGCGACCGAATCTGAGTTCCTTGCTGCCGTTGTTTGGGCAGATGGTTGGGATGAAGATGCAGTGCTGAATCAATTCGTTGATCCTGACCCTGAACCTTAGTAATGACCACCTATACCAATACAATTGGCACAGGTTCTGACTTTGCAACTCTGTCTTTATACTGGAATACCAGTGCTACCGCAATAGCTTCTGGGGATGTCTTAGTAGCGGAGTTTTTAGGCGGTACTCACTCTATTGGTGCAACATATAACAATACTTTCTCAAACTTAGTTGGGGTAGATCTTGTTATGCGTCCGGTTGCATCGGCTATGCATAATGGCAATTGGAATGAGGGAGTTAGGATTGAACCGCAAACAGGTCAAACAGGCCAGATGTACTTTCAGAGTATAGGGAATCAAGACTTTAGTTTAAGGGTTGAAGATCTTGTTTGGATTAACCCCACCGGGGAAAACGGAAGAATATACGTAAACTTTGATCCAACTTTAGGATCAGGAGCACAATATGATGCTACTTTAAGTTTTGAAAGATGCTTAATACATGCTAGCGGATCTAATCCTTATGGGATGGCTCTAAATGCTAATAATTATGATGTGTCTTCGGGTGGGGCGGGCGTATCTGCTCTGGGAAATGCAACAATATCAGTAAAAAATTGTGTAATAGAAGGATTTAAGGATGACGGGGACGTTACGCGGTGTTTTAGATCTTTAGGAACCACTAACTTTACTTACAGTGCAATAGGTTGCACTTTCCAAAACGCTACTCTCTATTACATTAATACAGCTTCTGCTGTTGAAAACCTGCATGTTCACGGGTGTATGTTTAATCAGACAGGAAACCTGATGCAATTAGGTTGGGAAGGTTTCAATACAGTTGCTGGGTCTACATCTTCTTTTTCTGATATCATATGGACAAGAACAAATCAAGCAGGTTACGTTGGAGATAATTGGACTACAGGAGCTTCATTCAATTACGATGGGACAGTAACATCAGGTGAAGTTTGTTTTGTAGGACCATCAGGACCAGAAGGTAACTACAGACTCGTAGCAGATGTTGATAACCTCGCTATCAAATATGCTACTAGCTCTACAATACCCACGTTAGACGCAGCTAACAAGGCTAGGTGTGAGTTGACAGATGCGGGAGCATTCCAAAGTATTAGTAGTAGAGTTATTAGTAGCGAGGTTGGAGCAAGCTCCTCAGGACATCCTAGAGACGGGGATTATGCTACTGTGTCTCTTTGGAGAGCTAGTATACCTACAAGAAACTCAGCAGGCGAAGCGTCTGCCCTTAACGGGGATATTTATGAGGCAGTGTTGTTAGAAGGCGACCACGAAATGTGGGTGGGTGGAAGTTTTGACAGCCGATTAGACTTTACAACAAGATTTAAAGGAGATGTAAGCCATAATGGTGTTAGAGGGGCTGGTGCTCAACTTATTCAGCCCACTAGGGGTCAGTTGTATAGTTACGGGGAGCATGATATATCTTATGAGTTTGAAGATTTATCAATTCTATGGGGTGGTCCATGGATGTGGTTTAGGACATATGATAATACTCTAGACCATACCGCTAGCGTTACCTGCAATAAATGCATGTTGCTTGGTGATGTTACAGTAGATCAATCTACACTTGAGATAACTTCAAATACTTCAGCAACCCGATATGGGTCTTGGATTGCAAACGGTTTCCATACTGTTGGGACTGTTGATTATACCTTTAAAAACTCCTTGCTATTGGTAGGAGATAATATAGCGAGATTTGCTGATAAAGGACACTTAGATATACAAGGCTGTACTTTTTATGCGCATCACGAGTCCGGGAGAATTTTTAATGGAGGAACCGATTTAACCGCTTCAATCAAAGGCACTATAGCTCATATAGGATCAACAAGACTTACTCCAGACAGAAATATTCCACTTTTAAACTCATTTAACTCTTCCAATGTTACTTGCACAGATTACCTATCCGATGAGTTTAATCTAAATTGGGTTGATGCTTCAAATACAACAAACTCATCTGCAAATATTGTATTCAACTACGATGGAACAGTAACAAGTGGTCAGGTGAACTACTTAGCTTCCGGTGATAGTGGTGATCTTTCTTCCCTAGATTACAGACTCGTATCAGATAACAATAACCTTGCTGTTAAGTATGTTGACAATACTATTCTTCCAACTAGGGATGTTGCTAACGGTGTAAGACCTCACTTTGCAGATGCCGGTGCTTATCAAAGTAGTTCCACTAATGTAAATGATTATTACATAGGGACTGACTATGCTACTTTTCTGCTTTGGCACGCCGATAGAAAAAACAGTATATTAAACGGTGAAACTGAAAGGTTAATATATCCTAGTGGGATTTACGTTGATCCAGGTCATACCACATGGATAAAAGACTTTGACCGTGTAAACTTTGATCTTGTTCTAAAGGCTGACACTTCAGCTTACCATAACGGAGATTGGGATAGTGGGGTTATATTCTCTTCAGTAAATACAGATAATAAATTTGATTTTGCATTTTATGAGGGACACTCTGTTAACGTAACTTTTGATGGTTTAGTTAGATTCCGAAAAGAACAGGTAGGAGGTCGGATAATTACCTATCCTGCGGGAGAATTTAGTTTTTTCGCTCCAACAAGACAATCCGCAGACTATGACCGTTCTCTAACTCTTAAAAATTGTTTAACCCATCACACAGGATTTACCATTGCAGCCGATGGTTTAAATAACTTCGCTTATGATATTGACGCTTCGGGAAATATTACAAGGCGAGGTAAGAATACATTAACTTTAGAAAACTGCGTGTATGATGTTGCTCCTCTTGGTAGCATTGATAGGAGTTGGCAAACTCTGGCGTCGCTATCTTATGGTGGCAGCGGACATTCGGTATACAACTTTAAAAGTTGCACATTTACTAACGTAGGTATTAGCCACTCCACCTATGCTAACGAGGTAGTGGATATTAATATTGAAGGGGTTATATCACGTTCAGGATATAACCTTGGTGCTGACCTATTCTTCTTCTCGCCACCGTCTCAAGCTACAATAAATTCAAATGGATACTTTACTGACTCTTATGTAACTCATCTAAGTGGAACTAACTTCTACAATAATTTAGATATACTCTATGATGGTCAGGCACCAGAATCCAGTGGTGCTATTAGTTTCTTAGGAGCCTCTGCATGGGAAACTTCCACTCCAGGCGATTATAGACTGACTCCACATGTCAATAACCTTCCTGTCGAATACCTCACTCAATATGTTGATGACTTAAAGATTCCTACTCTCGATGTAGCCAACTACCCTAGACCAAGTAAGACGGATGCAGGTGCTTATCAAAGTATAACAAATGTAGTCAGTTCCTTTGAAATAGGTTCTATTGCAGCAGGACACTCAAGAGACGGTGATTATGCTACAGTTCCTTTATGGCTTGCTAGTGAGAGATCTAATATGTCTAACGGAGACACGTTAGAACTAATTCTTTTAGAAGGAGATCACACGATTGGAGGAATAACCTATAGCAATTTCAATCAAGTAAACTTTGATCTAGTATTTAAAGGTGAAACACCTCATAATGGTTATTGGACGAGTGGTGCTGAATTAGATTTCACTAGTTATGGGAATAGATTTTTCTTTGACGTTAACCAAGAAAATTCAAGTAGAGTAATTAAATTTGAAGATCTTTTAATTAAGTTCACTGCGGGTGAAACTTTTATAGCAGATACACGAACAACATCAGATGAATACCACTCTAATGACTTTGAATTTAATAGGCTCATGGTTAGTGCTACTCAATCGTCTAACCAATTCTATAGATTCACTGGTGGTAATGGAGTTTCAAACAATGTCACAATAAATAACTGTACCTTTGACGTATTCAAGAGGGTTTTTGGAACTGTTGGAGGAAATGAATCAGTCGGCGCAGGATCTCTTACAATGAAGGGTTGTTCTATTAGGACTACAGCCGATGGTAGTTGGATAAACTGTTATCATAATTATAATAGATCATCGCTAATTGAAGGATGTATTTTTGATGGTAATCCAGTTAGGCAATTTGTTTGGACTAATGGTGGTGGTAGTGGTGTTACGTTTAAAGATTGCATTACATCGGAAGGCGCTGTTGGACACTCGAACCAGATAGGCACGGGTTCTTCTGTAAATGTAACTACTGATGCATCCTTTAACTATAGTGGAACATTCGATAACTTTGTCCCAGGTGAAGCTACATTTGTTGAAGGATCATCTGTCTTTGTGCCGTATGCAGATACTCGAAACCCTATCGTAAACAATGCAACTAACTCTACGATGCCAACAACAGATATTACTGGTGCGGAGAGAGATTCCTTACCTGATATAGGAGCTTACGAGGCTGTGTTTATACCAGTATCCTCCACACTCCTAGTTACCCCTATCAACCTGTATAACTAATGTTACTTAAAGTTAAGTTTGGGATTCGTCCTGTCACTAACTGTGCTGGTGGATGTTGACTAACCTCACTTACCCTGCATCAAAGGGAAGAACTTGAGGTAAATCAACCACGTCGTTGCAGATCCAAAGCACCCTGCAAAGAGGGCATGTAGGAACATATTACCTTCTGCTTTTGAGAAAGGATTCCAGTATAACATACCCCAGAATACACCTGCCCAGAAAGCTGTACAAAGCATACAGTTAACTAGCTTTCCAAGAGGAGGAATCCAGGCAGTAATGAGATTTCGAAAAGGCTCCATAATGGTAGAGCTAACAATTATGGTAGTCATGCCGTAGACTGCCAATATCCATACTAACGTGCTTACTAAGTATTCCATTCTGGTAATCCGTGAGTCTTATCTGTGACCAGTTTCGACTGGTGTATAGTTGATGCGTGATGTCTTAAGAACTTTTCTTTTGCAATATGCCACCCCTCACGCATCATGCCTGGGGATTCATGCATAATCATGATAGGCACAACGTAGTTAGTAAAACCATCTAAATATGCCTTGTAGGTAAGGTGAATATCGTAGAAGTCCCAGCCCGTCTCTAAGTAGTCTGGCTGATCTAGCCCGATCTTCTTGATAGTGGAGTATGTAGCAGCGAGGAAACAACCATCCATAAAGATTGCCTGACCACACTTACCGAAGTAGTTTGGTTGCATTGTAATATGGCTGATACCTTGGAAAACCATTCCCCTGGAATCACCTGTCCTACGGGAGTTCCACCAAGCACCATCATTTGGCATATACGTCCCACCTGCAACTCCAATAAAGCCAGTTCCAGGTCTGCGAGCGAGATTAAGATATTTTAGAAGATCTTCTTGTTTAGAAAGAATATCTACGTCATCATGACATAAAACTATAATATCTTCATCTTGAAGATTTAATGTCTTAAAGAACTCTATGTTCTCTTTATGACCTTCATAAATAGAGTTAGAGTCATAAGCAACCCTAATAGTTAGAAAGTCTCTATCACAATAATCAATAAGACTTTTTAATGACTTAGGCTTGTTAACTGATCTACTACAAACTGATAAATAAATCATGAATAATAATAGCGAAGATCTCGATCAGATAGCAGAAGAATTTAAGAAATGTTCTCGTAGTTGCGAATATTTTACAAACAACTACATCAAGGTTGTTCACCCAATGCGTGGTATGGTTAACTTTAAACTTTACCCATTCCAGTCCCGTATCCTTGATGAGTTCCAAGACTATCGACTAACCATCCTCCGTAAGTTTAGACAAGCTGGCTGCACAACATTAATGGCAGCTTATGCATTACACTTTTGCATCTTTGGTACAAATAAGAGAGTTGCTGTTCTGTCTAAGGGTGATGCAGAAGCAAAAGAAGTTATTTCTCGTATCAAGATCATGTATGAGGAGTTACCTTTCTGGATGAAGCCTAAGACTACCAGAGACAACGATCACACCTTGTCGTTTGAGAATGGTTCTTCTATCCAATCTAAAGCATCAGGAAAGCAGTCTGGTCGCTCTATTTCGGCTTCTCTGCTCATATTAGACGAGGCAGCATTCATTGAGCACATTGATACGATTTGGGCTGCTGTAGGCCCTACAACGTCCACAGGAGGGCGTGTGGTGTGCCTGTCTACCGTTAATGGTATTGGTAACTGGTTCCATAAGATGTATACGCAAGCGATGGAAGGTGACAATGGATTCCACCCCATTGATATTAAATGGCAAGAACACCCAGAATATAAAAGACACGAAGGCTTTGAATGGCTTTACGAACAGATGGAATCCTGCAACCCTCCAATCAATGTGGACAAATGGGAAGAGCAAACTCGTCGCAAGCATAGTTACAAAGAGTGGTTACAGGAGTATGAAGCTAGTTTCTTAGGCACGGGTGAGACCTACATTGAAGGTGAGATCCTTCGTAACCTTAAAGAGAACTGCAACAAGGACTACTGGATTAAGTATAACAATCGTATGCGTATTTGGGAAGACCCACAACCTAACCACGAATACGTGTTGGCTGCTGACCCATCTATCGGGCGTGAGAGAGACTACTCAGCTTTCCACATCATCGACATCTATAATGGTAAACAGGTGGCTGAGTTTTATTCTAACAGGACGCCAATCAATGAGTTCGCTAAGATCATAGCAGATGAGGCTAGACTTTACAACACTGCCTTTGTGTGTCCTGAACGGAATGGTATCGGCAATAACTTAATTTACTTCCTTCAGCAGGAGTTTGAGTATGAGAATTTGGTGATGGATGATAAGAGAGAGATCGGGATTATGATTACACAGAAAAACAAAGAGACTTTATTGGCCGATCTCGAACACAATATTAGGTCAGGTAAAGTTTTAATTAGTTCAGACAGGTTGGTCAACGAACTTTTAACCTTCATTATTGACCCAGATACGGGTAAGGTTAAGCCTGATACTAACTGTCATGATGATTTAATTATGTCCTTTGCTGCTGCTATTAACATTTTTAATAACTTAAGAGGCAATGCTTACATAGAAAAGGCAGAAGATGATACTTATATCCCACCAGCCATCCGTAACGCTCATACATATAAGTTGAAGACATCTACGCAAGGTCTAACAGAAGAGAAACTTGAATGGCTGCTAAGAAATTAAGAGAAGGTGGTGAAGGATATACGCAGTTTGCAGATCCAATGCAACCGTATAATAAGCCCTACGGGCTCATAGGGAGATTCTTTAAGAAGTTCTTCTCTCGCGAAGTTGAGGATCATCCTGATTACAAGGTCCAAGATCCTGTTACCAAGAGAATGATTGATCCACCTCGTCCACTTCAAGGCGACACTGTTCAGTCGAAGGATATTATCAAGGTTCCTTCGGAGTTTGGTCACAAGAGAACTTACTATCCAATCCTGCCTCAAATTGAATATGATCGTAAGAAGCGATACAAGGAATATGAGGATATGGACGGATACCCAGAGATCTCGTCTGCATTCGACATTTACAGCGATGACTGCACGCAGGAGAACATTGACGGGACGGCTTGGGATATTGTTACTGATGATGAGATGACTAAGTCTGAGGTTGAGAGCATGTTTGAGCAAGTTAACATGACTCGCTACCTTTGGGACATCTCTAGAAACGTTGTTAAATATGGTGACATCTTCCTTGAGACGATTGTTGATCTTAACAACATTAAGCGTGGTATTCAGCGTATTAAGATTCTCAACCCTAACTTTATCTTTCGCGTTGAGGATGAGTTTGGTTACCTGAAGCAGTTCTTACAGGAGATCCCAGAGAAAAACGACTGGAGCACCTACGGGTCGGTTGGTCCTTACTTAGATGACTCTCGTATCATTAACTTAGATCCTGGTCAGATTGTTCACTTTAGACTTCACACCTCTGACCCGACACACTATCCTTACGGTAAGTCGGTTGCTGCGGCTGCTAGAGTGACCTACAAGAGCCTGAAGATGATGGAAGATGCGATGCTCATCTATCGTCTTGTGCGTGCTCCTGAGCGTCGTATCTTCTACATTGATACGGGTTCGCTGCCTGCTTCTAAGGCTGAGATGCACATTAAGAAGCAGATGGATAAGTTTAAGAAGCGTAAGAGCTACAACTCGAAAACGGGTAACATTGAAGAGAACTTCAATGCGCTAGCTGCTGATGAAGACTTCTACATTGCTGTAAATGGTAAGGGCACTGGCACTAAGATTGATACATTACCGGGTGCTGAAAACCTTGGTGAGGTTGACGATGTGAAATACTTCAGAGATAAGTTGCTTGCTGCTCTTAAGATTCCTAAGGATTACATTGTCGAGAAAGATCAATCGCCTGAGCGTAAGGCTAACCTTTCGCAGCTTGATGTTAAGTTTGCCAGAGTTATCACCAGAATCCAAAAGTCGATTGAGCTTGGTTTAGAGACCATTGCTAAGAGACACCTAATGCTTAAGGGTTTCCCAACCACACTTATCTCTAAACTTAAGATTAAGCTTCCTGCTCCTTCCGACATGGCTCTCAAGCGAATGCTTGATACTGATGAGCAGAAGGCTCGTGTTGTCCAAGCTGTTAAGGGTCTTATGATCTTCCCAATGGAGAAGATCTACAAGGATTACTACCAGATGTCTGACAGTGAGATTGAAGAAGCTAAGAAGGGTCTTGAGCAGGATCAAAAGGATCCGGTCTTTGGTCAGATGATGATGGCTCCTGGCATGATGCCTCCAGGTGGGGCTCCAATGGGTGATCCTATGGCTGGTGATATGGGACAACCACCAGGGCCTCCTATGGAATCGGCTGAGAACACACCCCCAACTGCTGCTGAATCTTTAGATTACAACTCTATGAAATCTCTTGCTATAGAGTCTGGTTGTGATGATGAATTGATCAAACTGCTTGAAGAGATGAGTGAGAAACAGCATTTTAATAAAATAACCCCGAAAGACGGGGCTAAATAATTTTGGAACAAGTATATTTATTATGTTAACGAATCTGATTGAAAATCGTGGAAAAGAGTTCAGTAACCTGATCAAGATTGGTGATTACTTAGCTCGTACTCTGAGAGAGAATGTTGAACTGTTCTCTGTTGAGGATGGTGTTGCTACCTACCTGACCGAGAATGGTTCGGTGATTAGCGGTAAGTATGCTTTCAAGCCGACTTTAAAGCTTAGTAAGATCGTGGTAGAGGATGCTGATATTCTCAACAACAAGAAGGCTTTTGAAGAAGCTACTGACAAGAAAGTGATGAATGTCCTTTCAAACCTGATGGAAGACGATTACCAGTCGGCTGAGGGTTCGTTTGATAAGATCCTTTCGATGTATGAGACTAAGCTCACCTACGAGAGAATCAAGAACAGACTCGAAGAGAAGACTCAAAGATTTGGTGAGTCCACTAAGATCACCTCCTCGAAGGAGTTCCAACGTGTCAATGAGATCAGAGATCAGTTAGTGACGTTCCTTAAGGAAAATGAGGAGATGCTGCAATCGACTGGTATGAAGACTGGTATGAAGCTTGTCAACCTTGTTTCGACTAGCTTTGATCTGCCTAAGAGAACAGTCGATCAGATTCAAGAGGCGAAGGAAATCGAAGTTAAGTTTATTGGTAAGACCAACCTCTACGAGCACCTTTGCAGAAAAGAGCTTATCCAGAAAGAACTGCTCGAAGCCAAGCAAAACTTCGACAACATCTGGATTGACAGCAACAGCGTTCAAGATCTCGCTTCGATGATCTTTGAGAGTGACATTGATTCGGTTCGTCACCAAGTTGCTCAAACAATCTCTGACGCTCCTTACCTCGCTTTAGCAACTAAGAAGCAGATTACCAACCTGTTACATAACTCGTTGTCGATGAACGAGATCAAGACTTCGCAAAAAGATCTTAACAAGTTTGCTGGTAAGATCTACGAGATGAAAAAGCCGATCAAGCAATACGTCTTGGATGTCCTGAATGAGAAGTATGGCATCGACGTTCGTAAGCTTGATGAGGTTCCAACTTTCAGAACACTGGCTATGACTGAAGGTGAAATCCTCGCTCAGATTGCGAAGCACGCTCCTACAGGTTCGATCATTGAGAAGACGTTAATGGAGTTTGTTAACACACTGCAAACAAAGAACGGCGCTGAGTCTATTGATCTTGCTGTTTTCCTTGAGGAGCTTTTCCAAGATGCGGGCCATGGTGATACGCTGAATGAAGCTAACCTTATGGATTACATGGACTTTACAAAGGTTGCTGATGATCTCGGTAAGATCGGCGATGTTTTAAAGATGCTTGTCCCTGCTGTTGAAACTGCTGCCGATCAAGTCCAAGATCATGGTCAGGATATGGAAGGTATGGAAGGCGATGAGGAAGGTCCTGAGGAGCCTTTAGGTAGTCCTGATGATATGGACAGCGATCAAGAAGCTGGCATGGGAGAGCCTAATATGGACGCCGAGCAGGCCGCTGAAGAAGTGAAGGGTGAAGTCGCTGACGAAGAGGCTGCTGCTGAGGGTGGTGATGAAATGCCAGAAGAAGAGCCTGAAGAAGAAATGGGCGACGAAGAACCCATGGAAGACGAAGGCGAAGAAGAGCCGGAAGAAATGGAGCAAGATGACTTAACCTCTCTGCTATCTAAACTCGAAGATTTGTTAGCTGACATTAAGCCTGACGAAGAAGAGGACTATGATGAAGAGGGTGAGGAAGAAGAAGAGGAAGAAGAGGAAGAAGACCCCGAGCAGTATAAAACATAAGGAATAGTTTATGGCTTTCAATAAGATACCGCTCGCCTTGAAATTTAATGATACGACGGGCAATGCAGAGGGGTTGCAGGAGTTTACTCTAAACCTGAGTGATACAGGAGATGTTTGCTCAGGGACATCCCCTGTCCAGGGAAACTCTTTAGTATATAATGGGAATGAGTGGTGCCCATCCACAATTCCAACAGGTGGAGGTGGAAGCTTACCTGTCGCTACTAATGAAGGTGACATACTTATAGCTGCCGACGCAGGATCTGAATACAACGCAAGTGCTCCTTCTGATGCAGGGTTTGTTACTGTAGATCATGCTCAACCCCGCATAACCTTTTCAGAAGAAGGGGAGATACTTACATATAATGGATCTGAACTAGAAGCATCATTCCCAGACTCCATATTTATCAGAATAAAAAACAATGATGATGTTTCCCTTAACAATGGTGACCCCGTATATGTCACCACTTCCGGCGGCACTGCTAATACATTATTAGTAGCAAAAGCAGATGCTTCAGACCCAAATAAAATGCCTGCTGTTGGGGTAGTTGCTGCTGATGCTCCCATTGCTGTTAATGGTTTGGGCAGGATTGTTTCCTTTGGAAAAGCTGATATAAACGCTAGTGGTATGACCCCAGGTGATATTCTTTATGTTGCAGTGGGGGGTGGACTTCATAATGCGCCACCTACAGGAGCAACTGAGCTAATTCAAAACATAGGTGTCTTATCGGTGGCTGGGACCAATGGTAAGATGAAGGTTACAGGTGTTGGTAGATCCAATGCTGTTCCTAATACAATTACTGTAGGGACTGGAGACTCTAAAACCACCATTCATATTGATGGAACGTCTCTCGGTAATACAGAACCTAACTCTGTAGTTATAACTGATAGCTCTACTTCTGGTTATGCATCTGGATTATCCGGTGTTTCAGGTGAATTAGTGTATTTTGAGGGAAGCCCTGCACGACCAGGAACCCAATCAATAAATCAAGTGCTAACAAATGCTGGTATTAGTTTTGTAAACCCTAGTCGTATATTAGCTTACAACATTAATAGCGTTACAATAGCCGGTGAAGATAGTAGCTACCCTAGATGGTCTGTTACTTCAACCAATGCAGTTGATCAAGCAAACTCAGATATTACAATTGGTACAGGGCAGAGTTCTAGTGGTGTAACCTTTAATACTGCTGGGGATTATCAAATTGATTGTGCGGTAACGACATCAGGGACCGGAGCCTACACAACAAACTGTCTCTTAGTTTATGATGATGGTGAGTCTGGATTTACTGATATATCTGAATCTGTTTCTTATAGTTATGGATCTACGTCCGAAAGTACAGCCCATATCACTAGCATAATAAGTGCTGGTGCTGGCAGCCTGATAGCGGTTAAGGTAACCCCCAATTCTTCTGTAAACTTACTTACGGATGGTACAACCCTTAGAATACTCAGACTCTCTTAACCTAAAAGCATATCACCACGTTTAAGAGAATTGAACAGTCGAGTATAGAATAACTCACGCAGGGAATCTAACTCTCTCATGACGCTGTTCAGATTACGTAAAGTGGTCTCGGTAATCTTGTCTCCGTCTTTAATTGCCTTAAGTGTATCCATGCAGGCGTCGATCATGTTCTGCTGATCTTTCGTAATCTTGTTGATCGTGTCAACCTGTGCTTCTTTAGTTAATATTTCAGAATCGGACATTGTAAACCTCAAACTTTAGCGTCTCATAGTGACGTATTCTCTGTCGGGAGTGATTTTCCAAGTAAGGCATGTGGTCGTAGAAATCATAGAAATACATCTTGTCCTTACCTTCAGCCTTTCGTATACCTCTCCCTAAACCCTGCAATGTTGGAACCTCTCCTGAGAGACCTCTGGCATTTACCATGTGACTGATCTCATCAATGCTGATACCAGTCTGCATAACATTAGTGCCAATGATTGTAGCAGGTTTATCATCCTTTACAAACTTGTTGATGATATCATATCTACTGTCGATGTCGTCTTTACCCTCAATAGTATAGCAGTTTTCAATCCTCGACTGTAGATTCTCAATATGCTGCAAGTTCTTCACCAGGATTAGTATCTTGGCATTAGGGTTAGACTGATACACTTTAGATACAATTGTCTTGATCTTATCGTTCCGTCTTTCACAGTTTACAACATATTCTTCGTATATCTCTTGGTAGGACAGTCCTTCTGGAACTGCGGATACTGGCGTGTTATCCACAATCTGTATGATCGGCTTTGCGAGGGCTCCATCCTTAATCAGGTCTTCGGCTGTGCGTGTGGTGTATACAGGCCCGAATGCGCCCTCTAGGACCATCCTAGCGTTGATATCTTTCGCCTTCTCCCTGGGAGGGGTAGCAGTGAATGCGAGCCTGTAGGAGGCGTTAGGGAAGCTCTCAATGGCTGCTATGGTAGTCTCTCCTTTACAGAACTGGTGAGCTTCGTCAACCATCAGAAGTTCAGTATCGTGCAGGTGGGTGTCCACGATCTTTTCAATACTCTGCACGGTTGACAGCATTACCTTGCCGTGTATAAAACCTTCTCCTGAGTTATAACCTAAGTCTCTGATACCGCACTTTTTAAAGAATTCATAGGTTTGATTGAGGATACCCTTCTCACGGAAAAGGACGACCGCTGTGATATCCTTATCCTGTTGTAAGGCAGCAATGCAGCCTGCCATAATAAGAGTCTTACCAGATCCCGTTGGACTATCTACAATCGCCCTGCGCTTCTTTAAGCATTGATAGATGGCTTTCTTTTGATACTCGCGGTATTCAAAGTTACCCACTGATGGTATGGGCATTTCAATCTCATCGGGCTTATTCTCCCACTCTATGTTCTTGGCTCCGATCTCGTTTAGATCTTTAACTATACGATTGAGTAAACCAGTTCTAAACTTACCGTTAGCTCCAAAGTATCTCTTCTTACCGTCCCACGTTCTTCTCTTATAAGCTGTTGAATACTCATAGCCTGGGACCGAGAATGCGTATTTATCTCTTAGTGCTGCAATAATCTTTGGATTATCTGTTTCTAAGGTAGACGTTAAGTTATCTACAACTATCCTCATATACTATAATAGTATATGCATAGTAAAGGACAAATATGAGTGAGAATAAACAAATAGTAGAAAAACGAGAATTTTCTCGCGAGTCAGCCCTCGACGATCTTTTTTCAAATTACAGTGACGATACTCTGACTGTATTAGATATCCCGTCTAGAGGTAAGTTTTATAACGGTTTTAAAGGAATTGAAATTAAGGCTTTAACTTTTTTAGATGAGCAAAATATACTCTGTCTCTTATACACATCTCCGAG